ATAGATTCTTTCTACAACAATAAGAAATTGAAATAAAAAGATCAATTTTATAATGTACTAAGAATATAGGATGAACAAAGACAACATTCTTGAACAAAGGAACAAAATTTTAAAAAGTAATAAAAATATCTGCACGTACGCGTATAGATTGCCTTCTAGTAATTGTGGATACGTAGAGATATCTATGAACATAGGTGATATACCTAGACCGGTATTGCAGCGTAATAACTATTACCTTCCTGAAAAGACTTCAACTATAGTGATGAATAACAATACAATTTCTAACAACATACGTGATATTTTATTTGATTATGATAGAAAATAAAAATAAATATTCATCGTAAACATAATAAACAAACACGAGCAAGGTATATATTATAATCATCATGGAGAAAAATGAGAGTGAAGTATTGCCCAGATTCGGCTCGATTGTAGGAGATCTGATTAATGATTTGGCAACTACGTTTCCTGAATTCAGTGATAAATTTCAGTCATATCAACAAGAAGACTTTGTATCTACTCAATTAGCAACTGTGTATGAGCATGCATCAAAGGTGTTTCCAGAGAGGTTTTTCGATATTTTATACCAGAATGCTGATATTTTTACTGATGATACTAACACAGAATTTCTTCCTGGTATCGATTTCAAACTGTTTTTCACTTGCGACGATGTATCTGAAGATACCAAAAAAACTCTTTGGAAGTATCTGCAATTGATTTTATTCATAGTTGTGGAAAATGTGCAAGATAAATCGATGTTCGGAGAAGCATCTAATATGTTTGAGGGAATCAATCAAGAAGAGCTTCAAAATAAATTGAGCGAAGCTATGAATGGATTGGGCGATTTATTCAAAAATATTGGCAAAATGAGCGAGGCTATGGGAGGTGCACAAGAAGGCGGTGAAGAAAACAATGAAGGCGCAGAAGAAGCTGCAAAAAAATTCAAGGAGGGGTTTGAATCCAAAATGGGTGGATTGCCCAATTTGAAAAATATTCAAGAAAAGTTGAACAAGTTGTTTGAAGGTAAAATTGGTGCGTTGGCTAAGGAAATGGCCGAAGAATTGACCAATGATTTTACTGAAGTGTTTGGTGAAGATATGGACAGCAAACATGCGAATCCTCAAGAACTTATGAAAGAGTTAATGAAGAATCCGAAAAAACTAATGGATTTGATGAAAAAGGTATCTGGTAAGTTGAATGCCAAGATGGAAAGTGGTGAGATTTCCAAAGAAGAACTTATGAAAGAAGCAGGGGACATTTTAGGTAGTATGGGTGGAGGTGAAGGGGGTGAAGATCTGAACGAAATGTTGAAGAATATGGCTAGAAGCATGGGTGGAAGTCTTGGAAAGAATGTAAAATTAGATACTAACAAGATTGACCGTATGACTAAAAAGCAAGGTCTTAAAACCGCGGTCATGAAGCAACATGAAGCGAAGAAAAAGAAGATAGCTGAAGAGGCGCGAATGCGAGAAATGCAAATGCAGGAACAAATTCGTATTCAAGAGCAAATTCGACAAGAATACATTCAGAATAACGGTGGTGATGAAGATTTAGTATTCCGTATTCCTGGACAACAGGGGCACGAACGCAGTTTCGTTCATCCCGACTTGTTGAAAGAAATGGAGGAAGAAGATAATAAAGAAAAAGAATCTAAGAAACTCAAAAAGAAGAAAAAGAAGACAAAGAAATAAACAAAGAATTCGAAATGTTTTTAATCTAACGGTTGTATATAAATGTTATCTAAATACATCAATATTCCTATATTTTTAATAGCACTTAGCATCGGTATTTTTGCAGTGTACATTACTGTTCCCGAGATGAGAAACATTTATGTGTTTCCTACTCACGAAAATGTCGAAATTATGCAACATAAGGATAAAGCCGGAAATTGTTTTGAATACAAAGAGACTGAGGTCCCTTGTCCCACAAACGAAAAAGAAATTACACAAATAAAACCACAATATTAGTATAACACCAAAAAAATATATTCATATTGTAAATGGCTATTGACATTAGTTTTAATGAAATAGAAGAGCAAAAAAACGATCCTAGATTTAATGAACAATGGACAGAAGGTATTTTTGATGTACTTGACCGAATACGTGTGAATTGTTATGAACTCAGTGAAATACATAGTTACAAATATGCGTATTATAAAGAAATAGCCAAAGCATATCGCATTCCGATTATCGTATTGAGTGGCATAAATACGTTTGCTGCAGTTGGACTGGATGGAGCCTTAGACCCACAACATATTGGAATAATAACTAGTTTGATTTCTCTTGCATGTGGCATCATCACGGCTGTAGAATTGTATTTGAATATACAGAAAAAGATGGAAAATGAACTGATATCGCACAAAGAATATTACAAACTAAGTTTAGAAATATACAAAACCATCAAAATAGAAGCTCATAAACGAGGAGTAGACGGGAAAACATTTCTGGATGATAAATTCAATGCATATGAAAAACTGTTACAAAACTCGAATGATGCGAAAGAATATTCAATTATGAAAACTGATTATTTAACACCCCCCTTAATGGAAGATGTAAGTCAACAATCTGAAACAAACGATAACCACCATAGACTATTACATTATTTAAAGATTCCAAGTATAGAGTCGATTACCTCCCCTCAATGGCATCAAATGAAAAAAGAACGAGCAAAACGTTCACAAATGCGAAGTAATCGTCATAAATCAAAATATAACAATTTAGTTGGTATTCCAGAAAACCATAGTGTATCAGAGGACCATTCTGAAAATGCGTCTATAGCGACACATGAAGAACAGTTTCCGATTACTGCAGTGATAAAAGACCAAAAAGGTAACATTATAGATAAATATACCAAAGAAATTAGCGATCAAGTGTAACTTGCTTTTTATAGAAATTCAAACATATATTATATTATATATTATATATAATATGTCAAAACGAGGATTTGAAGAAATGGAACAATTACCACCACGTTTAAGAAAAGCTCCGAAGTATTTAGATGATTATATTTTACAAAAAATTACTCGTAGAAATAAATCATGTAACTTAGATGAAGTGAAATCACATAGGCGTAATATGGACGACTTGATAAATGCTTTAGAGGATCTTGATTTGGACCGTCACAATACGAGTGAAGATGAATTGATTAATCAACTCAAAGATATGGATATTGGTGATATGGACAACAAAGTAGATGAATTAAGAAGTGTTAAAAAAGCACGCATCGGTGGACAAAAAGGGGGTGCTATTATGGGTATGAATGCAGCTGGATTGATCATGTATTTGATTGCTGATGCAATTAAAGAGGGAGCCAATATCGCTTACAACAAAATGATACAATTATTATCAATTGGACTGAAGGTATTAGAGTTTTTATCTAATAAAGAGGGTTGTGCTGAATTGGTTGTACGCGAAATGTTAGGAAAGCAACTAATGGTTATTATTCAATTCTTTGTTATTGGAACTATGGTTAACGAAGCCGACCCAATGAAAATCATTAATGTATTAGCAGATTTGTTACCCAAGTTATTACCTTATGTTACAAAGGGTATTTCTGGTGGTTTCGTCAGTGCAATTGGATACTTAGTGTATCATTTCGTTAATCATTATGGAAATGCATTATCAGAAAACGCTAAGGGTAAATTAAATAATCTTAAGAATACTTTGGATGCATTGGAACAGGCCAAATCTAAAGATGTTGTTGAAATGGTGATTAGCACAGCCGAGGATATGGTGAATAAACTTGATAGTTTGGTTGTTGAACTGAATAAAGAAACTCATCTTCTTAGTGAGGAAGAAAAAATGGATATTATGGAAAAGATCAGAAAAGAATTGACTGCCATCCCCGAAAATCGCACAGGTGAGATTGAAGATGTAATGACTATGGATCAATTAAGAACATTAGATATTGCTCCTGAAGAAACTGGACAGGAAGGTGGTAAGAATCACAAGAAAAGAAAGACACAGAAGCGTAAGAAAAACAAATCTACTAAGAAGTTTTCTAAGAAGACAAACAAATCCAGAAAACATCACAAATAAGTACATTCACAAATACATAAATAAGTAAAACAAATCCCAAAATATATACTAATATAGTATATATTATGCACTTGAAACGATTATTAACCACAGAAACAGGTAAGGCATTTGTTTCCATATTGCTAGGATTAGGTTTAGCATCATTATTTAGAAGAGTGTGTCATGACGATAAATGTTTGCGATTTAATGGTCCAATTTTAGATGAAGTGGAAGGAAAAACATTCAAGACTGGCGACAAATGTTACAAATATGAGGCTGTGCACACCAAATGTAATGATGCAAAGAAATCGGTTGATATTCATCGCAAAGAAAAAGAATAATTTGATTCGTTGAAAACTATACAATCAAACATAATTATTATTGTATAGTTCATGGAAGCCACTACTACTCGCATTGCCGATTTACCGATTCAGCCAATTCAACCTGAAAAAAATACACCAAAGATTCCTGATGGCGTTCAAACGAATTATGTTCCTATCAATAATCATCCGAATCCATACGGTGTACCAAACACACAACAACCAATGAGTCATCCCGAAATCGCCCAATCCCCTAACAATCAGTATATAGAAAATATGCATGTTCGTCCCGACCCTCCTAGTACACAATTTTTAGATGAAGAACAACAAAATGCTATTATTGCTTCACAGTCTCAGCAACGACTTCCTTCGCGTGATATTCCTATGGATACAACACAGTTTTCACAAGACGAACAAATACAAACGAATTATGTTCCTAAGTCTATTTTGAAAAAAGACTATGTGCGCGATGAATACAACATTTCTGAACAAGAAATACAGAATCAAGAGCGTGCAAAGAAACAACAAACCCGTTTTGAAACGATGATTCATGAATTCCAAGTTCCGATTATTCTGAGTTTGCTCTATTTCTTTTTTCAACTTCCTATTGTGAATGCGCAAATATTCAAAAAGTTCGCCTTTTTGAGCATTTATGATGAAGATGGAAATTTCAATATTTATGGGCTTGGATTCAAGAGCATGTTGTTTGGTTCAATATATTATGCGTTTATGAATGTATTCTATTTTTTGATGGAAATCTAATAATTTAACTGAAAAAAGGAAATAATCTGGAACGTTTTTTTCTTGTTTGATTATTTTTCTCTTCTTTTTGTTCCTTTTCTTCTGCTTTCTTTTGTTTTTCCTTCGTTTTCTCTTTTTGTTCCTTCTTTTCTAATTTCAATCTCTCGATATTTGCGGGATTGTAATTCAAAAACCATTCTTCGTATTCTTTTGATCCCTTCTTAATTTCTTTATATTTGGCGGTCTTTTCAGCACGAATCGACTCTTTGGT